TTTATGTGTTCAAAAATGTTTTTTTCCAAAGCAGCCATAATTGTTGGATTATTTTGTGCCATTGGCGTTCCCATAAACGCTAAATGCGCAGAAATGTGGGCTTGATGGTCTTGACCAGTAAAAGCTTGGAAAGGTTTACCCCCTAAAGCATCAATATGCTCTAGTGCAGGGTTTTTTGGAGCAGGTTTTGCAGGTGGTGGTAAGATTTGATCTATATTTTTAACACCAATAGCTACATACATGTCTCTATAGGCTTCATAAAGATTATGAATCTGTGGATTTGACTGTGCAAGTTGTAATTCTGTTTGTGCAATAGATACTCTTTGCGTTGAAGAAAATATATTTGGGTCTGCAACAGGTAAAATATCAATTCGTTCATCAAAATCTGTTTGTTTGACTTGATTATTTCCACCAACAACATCGTATGGATAAACTGGAGGTAGGTAAGTTGCAAAAACATTCGACAAAAGAGTAAACTCTGTTTTCATACTAGCATACAATCTCTTGTGGATCGCTGACATGACTCTTGAACCACGTTCTAAAAGAGCTACAGTTGTTCCAACAGCGGCCTGCTGGTTCCCATCACCAACTTGCATGTCAGCAATTGATGCGAATCTCTGTCCTGCTGAAACACAAATACCCATCAACTGTAATAAAGTTGCTGAAGGTTCTTTGTAAGGCAGCATCATAAAAGCGTCTTTAATGTTTCCACCTGGTGCATCGACATCTCGAAATTCACCAGGTTGAAGTGATTGGGCATCGTTGTTTACACGAATACCTCTTTGTTTAAATCCTGCTGGTAAATTGGAGAGTGTACCAGCATCAATCAATTGTCTAAGAGCAGATGTGGCTGCTCTTGTTAGACCACCGATCATATGGATTAATCCAAAACCATAAAAACCTAAACCTGGCAAAAATTTAAAATGCACAAAGTATTGAGTTTTATTTTTTCTTGGATCATCTACTTTATAATTTCTTCTAATAGATAAAACTTTTCTTGTACTATTATCGACTGTTACAATGTAAGGAAGTTTAATGCCCGTTGGCATTCCGTCCTGTCCTCTGTCTTCAAAGCCTTCAAGATCTAGATCGACATGGCACTCAATCAATGTATACATTTTATCATTTTTTTGATAGCCGTTCATTGTGGTACCTTCTAGCTCTCGTTCTTTTTTCTTAACTTCAGATTCTTCAGCGTAAGGTGCAACTAATTCTATATCTCTATAAAATCCATTGACCATTTGTTTACGTAAATCATTTTCTGAAATTTTTATTACATGACATATGGCTTCCGCATCCTCTAATGAGGTAGCAGAATACGGAACCACTAAGTCATCCGCAGGAACGAACTTTGACACAGCTCGTCCTAGTAAATCGTCATAATAAACTTTTTTAAATGTTGAACCTGCTAATGGTAAATAAAATAACATTTGATCAAACTCAGGTTCGTACTCTTTCATAACATTCATGATTTCATAGTTCATGAAGTTAGAGACTCTTGTTGCTTGATTCTCTTTTTCTGGTGTCGAGACTCCAAGTATCTGAGTTCTAATCGGACCATCAGCTGGTAATAATTCTTTGTATGCTTGAGCTTGAAACTGTGTAACAGCTTCAGCTAAAACTGGATGCGTTGCACCACTTGCTCCTTGGAATGGTTGTGTACGTTGTTCAAACTGAAAACCTAAAAGATCTAAACCTTTGGCATATGATCTTTCCCATTCTCTTCTTGATTCTTTGTAGTCAGTGTAGTTTCCATACAACTCAGATCCTAGAGGCTCGAGAATAGAATCAGGCAACAAGGCTGCTAAGTTAGCATAATGCTGATCACCTGCTTCAGGAGCTTCTGCACCTGGTTCAAAGTTAATATCTACTGATCCATCTTCGTTTTCAGTAATTTCTGTATTGTTTGGATTTGGTACAGACTCTTGAATTTCTGCTTGTACTTCCATTTGTTCCTTTTCAGAAGGAACAGTTATATTCTGTCTTACATTCGGTAAGCTTTTATCTACGTCTGCCATTTATTTTCTCCAATTTACCTTGTTTATCTTGTTTTGATTCTTTAATCAAGCCTCTAGGGTCTGGCCCCTTTAATGGTGGGATTGCTTTCCATTTTACATGTTTCATATTTTTTACTAGCGTTGGATTTTTCATTAGTAATATTCTTTTAATGTTATTTGTTTTATTGGATCTTTATAGTCTTCGGGGTGATTTAAAAATCCGCCTTGTCTAAATCTTAGCACAGCTTGAGTAGTGCTATCGACTAAGTCGTCATTATCTCCATAAGGAAACGATGCACATTCTTCTATAACTTCTTGAGCAAATTGTAAATGAGTAGGTGCCCAAATTTGACCACTTTCCACGAGACGGTGTGAAATTAACTACAGGTATACCCATATTTCTTAATTCATAAGTTAATGGTAATCCAGCAGCCTTTGCTTCAATCAATACAGTTTCAGGTTCCCAGTATTTATATAATTTTAATGCCTCACGTCTAAGTTCAGGAAACTCAAATCTTTCTTTAACTGCATCAAGTAAAATTAATTGATGAGGTGAATCTTCATTTTCTCTAAAAATTCCCCATGTCGTTATCGCACTGAAGTCAGCAGATTCTTTTTTTAAATATGCGGTATCATAAGATTGTATTACATGATCACATTGAGGTATGCCTCTATCTTCTGGCCATACTTTCCACCAATCTCTTTTAATTAAAGCTCCTTCTTCTGAAGTTGGATTTTGCATGTACTGTGCATTCCATTTTGGAAGTGCAACAGAAGCTTTGACACCAAGTAGTTGTTCAAGTTCCCAGTACTCTGGCCACACAGGTTTACCGCTTGGAAGTATTGCAGGAAACTCTACAACTTCCCATTGATCAGCTTTAGGTTCTTTTTGTGCACCTTGTAACATTCCTGTTAAATCTTTTGTGTTCCATCTTGTCATAACAAGCACAATCATTCCGCCAGGTTGCAAACGTTGTCTAGGACCAGACGTGTACCATTCGTAAGCACGTTCTAAAGATTTAGCATTCATAGCATCTTGTTCCGAGTGTGGGTCATCAATAATTAATAAATCTGCACCACGACCTGTGACAGCACCTTCAACACCAACCGCAAAATATTCTCCGCCTTGTTCTGTTTGCCAGCGACCGGCTGCTTTACTATCTTCTTGTAGTCTAGTTGGAAAAACTTCTTTGTACTCATCACTATCCATTAAGTGTTTAGCCTTACGACCAAACCTTACAGCAAGTTCAGCTGTGTGAGTTGCTTGAATAATTTTTAATTTTGGTCTGTTACCAATCATCCACGCAGGTAGTAGAAAAGATGCAAATTCAGATTTTGTATGACGGGGTGGCATATTTACAATGAGTCTCTTAACTTTTCCAGATTTTAAATTATTAAATTTTTCTGCAATAATTTTATGATGGGACCCCTCTATAAAATCAGGCCACATATGTTTTACAAAATGCATAAAATCATTCTTAATCAAAGAATGTTTTTGTTTAATATCTTTTTGTATTAAATATTTTTTTAATTCTCTTCGGGTTTCAGGGGGTAAGTTATCTATATCTTTTTTTAAAATTTTTTTAATATCAATTTGCATAAGTATCCTTATGGGACTCCAAAACGTTTTTACCGACATTGAATGTCTAAATCAACATAATTATACCTAACATTAGGATCCCTTTCTATTAAAAAGGTAATAAGGAACTTCGTGCTTTACTTTTTTGGAAACAAACGTGGTACCTCTATTGAGGTACCACATAAAAAAAATGCCAAGAGGCGACAAGCCTCTCGCAACAAGTTATTGATTGTCTTTTAATCTTTTAAGATTATCTCTTATATCCCAATACCCTATCGTTTGGTGTTGTGGTCGTGTCGGTGTTTCTGTTAGCCTACCAATATAATCTATAAATCTATTTATATAGATATCAAGATAATCATTTTGACAATGTAAAGTGCAAAAGTTTCTATCCCCATAAGCATAAGTACTTATAGTTCTATTCTGATAAACCTTGCTACCCTTTACACCTCGCAATCTATCCTTTGAAGTGTATTGATAACACAAAGGATTTTGGCAATAGTTTTTCATTTTCTTATATCCTTTCTTATGTTTTGCAATTGTTGAGTTCTTAACAATGCGTCAATGAACCTTTGGTTTTCGGCTAGTTTTCTATCTATCTCTCGTTCTTTCATTTCAGCATATAAAAATAAACCGAAACCAAAAACAATTAAGATCATTCCAATATATAAAACTATATTCCAATCAATCATATTACACCTCCATTTCTTTGGTTAATACAAGAGGCTTATCAGCCTCTTGTAGTTTTTCTAATATCTTTTGTTCTTTGTCTATTTCTTTTTGTAGATAGATAATTGTCTTATACAAAGTTTCTATCTTTGCATATTGGGCAATTTGATCTGAATGATTATCCATAAACCACCTCCATTTCAAATTCTTCAGGATCATCAGTTTTTTTAATCGTACCGATTTTTTTAGTGCCTTTATATTCGCCATAGTCTTTTGCCCAATCAAGCACAACGTCATCTCCATTATCTTTGCATTGATGATTTTCACTTATTATTTTATCATCACAATTAAGATACTTGTTAAAAGCCTCATCATCATCTTTTGCAATAACGTGAGTTTTAATAACTATTACTCGTTCTTCTTCTATCTCATAAACATTTTGTCCTATATGTTCTTTTGATAGCATAAAGTCTTTAATTGTCATTATTATCCTCCAAATTATCATGTTTATTTAAAATATAACTTTTGCCATTTAAAGTTATAAATGCTCTACCATATTCAGTAGAGGCACATCTGATACTATCTTGCATAACGTCAAAATATCTTATGTAATTATGACCTTTTGTTTTATGCTTTGCTATTTCGCAATCATCATTCCAAATTGCATTTCTGAAAATTGGTTGCAACTGAAACTCATCAACTACATCAATAATTTCTGCATTGTGAGTTCTTGGAGTGTATGAGATTTTAAAAGTATCACCTACTTTTAATGTGTCGTGTTTTAGTTTATCCATTTTTTTATCCTTTCGTTGTATGGGAGTTTATAGAAAACTCCCATATTGTCAATAGTCTTAATTTAATGCACTATCTTGTTGCATTTTTAAGGCTATTGCTATTTTTTCTTCTCGTGTAGGTTGTGCCTTTCTTCTTGCCATTATTCGTTCAAGTGCATTTTGAGGATTATATATTGTTAATCCCATGCCCTCACTTCTGATAATTTGTGCCTCATCACAAATATTTGATTGTGCGAATTCATTTACAAACTCTACTCCACCCTCTAAATATTTCATTTCTTTTAAGACACCTTTAACATCATTCATATCTGCAATTACACCTTTAACAAATTGTCTATGTGCCTCCACTAGATTTGATTTACAAACTAGCATTTTTTCCATAGATTGAAATTCGTCATAAGTACAAGCGATTGAACGTGAACGACAATAAGAAGTGCCAATAACATCAACTTGATATTTCTCTTGCCAATCTCTTGCAAGTGAAATGCTATCATCACTATTATTTGAGAAACCCAAAAACTTATCACACTTATCTACGTGTTTGGTTAAGTGTGGATTATTCTGATTGTCCGATTGTTCAATCTGAATATCAGGGTTGCAATCATTCGCCATTAACTCATCACGATAATAAGCATAAGCAAAATCATTATCACGATTATACTCACTACCATTTAGACTACCATTTAATTTAAAATCAAAATGCTTTTGATTTGTTATTGGTTGCCCATTTTCGTCAACTTGATCTTTGTCAGTATATGCAAAGTAAAAACAACTATCTTTTGCAACAACATCACAAGGACTACCATAAAGATTTTTGAAATACTTTAATGTATTACAATGCTCTATTGGATATGCCCTTTGAACGACATCTTTTGCAATCTGAAAAAACTTTGGCAAGTCATTATCACAATCTTCTTTGGCTTGTCGCATTTTTTCAAGTTTGCTATCAGTAGTGTCATTCATTCTGAAATTACGTGCAACTTTAAAAAGTTTATCACGTTTATCATTATTTAGTCTTATCCTACTCATATTTATATCCTTTCGTTAAGATTAAATTTATAGTGATACTTGTAATTATAGTCAAGCTTATTATATAGGACTTTCCGAGATTATTCTCGGTGCTTTCGTTTTAGGCTAGTCTTATCCACTAGCCTAACCAAAAGCTCTAGTGTTGCAAAAATATCACACAACCTGGAATTGTATTTTTTTATGTATTATATAAGCCTCAAGCCACAAGCAAAAATAATTAGTCAATGGACCCTGTGGAGCTCTACTGACCTCACGAATAAAGAAAAAAAATTACTAAGGGTCCAGGTGAGCTTACTAAGTCATTATTTTCAGCTTCTAAAAAAATTAGTCAGCAAGCAGCGGGGCTTCCCTGGTAATTATTTTTGGCCTTTAAAAAAATTAGTCAGTGGACCCTGTAGAGCTCTACTAGACCTTTATTTTTTTATTATAAAAAGCAACAAGCAACAAGCAAGCAGCCAGCAGCTCGCTGTCTCTTTATTTTTTTTTTATTCAAAAAAGCAACAAGCAACAAGCAGGACAGCAGCAAGCTCCCAGCTTAACGCTTGACAATTATTCTGGGATATTATAAGATCTATTTATTAACGAAAGGAAACATATGAAATATGAAGATCTAAAAAAAGGGGATAAGATCCTAAG